AGGCGCAATAGCCATGATGTTCAAAGCAGAAGAAGCCTGAACAATAAACTGGTCCGGGTTAAACATACCCAGCTTCATGTCAAAGGCAAAGGATCGTAGGGCTACGTCTGGTCTAATGCTCATCTTATCGATGATATCCCAGCCCTTCTTATCAAAGACCCACTCACCAACTCCCGTCATGCGTCTATTCCAAGCCTGAGCAAACTCATTCGTTTCACTCAGTCTGTTCATGATAACTCTTCTCTCTGTCTTAAGCTTGTTACCAGCCTCAGAGTTAACGATATCAGCTTCCTTCAATTGCTGAATGAAAGGCTTGTTCTTGATATCATCGTAGTTAAGGATAAGCTTATTCTGGATAGCTGCGTTTAAGAAACCCTCGACAGCCTTAACAGAGTATTCTCTTTCAGCAACGTAGTTTGTACCCTTAGCAAAGTCTCTTTCGATACCACGGACAGCATCGACTTGCTTAAAGTTTTTATTATCGTAGCCGTAAATAATCGCATTGTTTCTAGAGCCCTTAGTGTAAAGCTCATCGTATGTCGTGAACTTACCAAGGCGATAGTTCTCAAACCTAGCGACACCCACCTCAGGTAGTGGCATATCCTTTGTCACAATCTGGATGTCTTCAGCAGGATTAATACCATGCTTATCGATAAAGGTTTTAAGACTGTCTACATCCTCAATGCTAGGATTAAAGTTGTTACTAGCCTTGATAAGACCATTCATAATATCCTGACTAATAGTCCCAGCATCAAAGTCTCGGAGACCCTTCAGCAGAGTATTGACCTCAGTACCCATCTTAACGAGTTCCTGTGCTGTCCGGCCTACACCAAAGACAGTCGGTGTAAGGTTCACAGCATTGTCAGAGAGGTCTACAGTCTTCCTCTGAGAGACAAGGTAACCGTGGATATTACCTGACCCTCTAGAGCCACCAGCAATTTTAGGCACAACATCAGAGGGGAGGATAGGACGAGAAGTCTTCAGGCTACCTGTAGCATAGAGAACCTTCTTACCGTTTACCTCAGGTGCATTGTCTACGTCTACAATCTGGTAAAGATTCTTCTCCTTACCACCCTTCATAAAGTCAGATCTAGCAATGATCTTACCTGTATTCAGATCGTAGACATACTTCTGGGCATACTCCTCAAGGCGAGGGAGAGACCCAGCAGGGAGTCTTTTCATACGGTAGAAAGTCTTGCCATCAGCAGAGCCAACAAACTGATCGATCTTCTCACCAGTGCTTCTCTTTAGAATACGGTCAGCCTCAAGCCATCTCGCTGTCTCAGCAAGTTTGTAACTGGAGACATACCCATCGATGACTTCCTTACTAGCAGATCGACCTGTCTGGTTATAGAACTTATCTTTAAAGGTGCTGATATCATACCAGTCACCATCGAGAGGATCTTCAGTGTTCAGCTTAGAGATAACCTGATCAATGCCCTTAGCATCATCTCTAGAGATCTTCTTAAAGATGGCCTTGTGCTGATTGATAATCTCATTCTCAACAAAGCCAATCTTGTCGAGACCCCTCTTAAGGACAGTGTTCAAGTCCTTGCTAGAAGTGACTTCAGGAGAGGCGAAGATATCAAACATGGAAGACCGAAGCTTACCAAGCTCAGTAGCTGTACTCAAACCCTTCATGTTCAAGTTTCTATCAAGCTTAACTACATAACCCTCAGGGGCAGAACCAGCAGCGTTGAGGCCATACGGTTCTACCCTACCACCCAAGTTCTTAGCAAACTTAGTAGCATTGTCTATGTCTGTAAAAGGAAGGCCATTGTCCTTACCCATTGTAATCTCAACGGTGTAATTATCAAAGCCGATATCCTTCTCGGCAATGTCGAGGACATGATACTTAGTGCTCTTCTCTAGCTCAACCTTCTTCCTAGACTTAGCAGCTTGGATAACATCTTCGCTGTACATACCTTTGTACGCATTGCGGATAGTCTCAGCGTAATCGTTAGCAACTTCATTCATCAGGGTAGGCTTCATGGTAGGACCAAGGCCATTACTAGCTACTGAAGAAGACGAGGGGGCTGTATGCTTTGCTGTATTAATAGAGGTAGTAGGGTTGCTCAAGGCAGTATCAAGAACCTTATTAGCTGATACCTTGCCACCAGTAGCCTCTGCAACCTCAAGAGCATCAGTTGCAAGACTAAGCTTTGCTGCTGTGCCAGATGTCTTAGAGAGCTTACCTGTAAGCCCAAGAACCTTACCAACGGGTACAAGACCTAGAAGATCTACACCAAGCCAGATAGCCTCAGCTTCAGCCTTACCAGCGGTACTGATCGTAGCAAACCTAGACCAGTAATTAAGAGTGTTATCACCGAAGACACCAAGGTCTTTAGCCTCAGCAGCCATCTGTCTAGCAAGAAGCTTCTTTCTTTCTAGGCTAGGTTCCTCTAGAATAGCCTGAAACTTCTCATTACCAATCTGGGACTTACCCTTCCAATCAGAAAGGCTTGTACCTGTAGCACCGAAGACATTCTCAGCAACACCAATTGTGCTTTCTCTAGCAATAGTACCCAAGAAAGAAGAAGCAAGACCAAGGATAGATTCATCCGGTGCAGCGGCTTCAAACTCTTCTCTAAGGACAGCAAGAGAGATAGACAGATTGTCTGTATTGGGGTCAAACTTATCAATGATGATATCTTCTAGGACATCCTTTGTGTCACCGGAAGTCAGAAGATAATCTGTATTCCTTTTGTAGACATCCATAGACATCTTAAACTCTTCAGGCGAAGCACCCTCAGCATAAGCCTTATTCATTACCGGAGTATAAGAAAAGTCTGTATTAGTAGAGAGAAGTTCCTGTTGTTTACCCGCTTCTACAAAAGACAAAGCTTCCTCTACGGTGGTGCCAACATGGTTAGCGTACCTCTCCGCAAGAGAAAGTTTATACTTTTCAGACTTAACAAGTTCTTTATTTACTTCTTCCTCAGAAGGGAAGAGGCTTTCTACAACCTGATATTCCTTCTCCTGACTACCGAAGATTTCATCAAAAAGACCCATTATTTATTCCTTACCCAAAGCTAGGAGTCGGGAAAGCTCCAAGGATATTCTGAGCCATGCTGCCAAAGCCAGCCCACTTACTAGCATCCATCTCGTACTGAGCAGCCTTATTAAGGAACTTCTGCTGAACCTCAGCCGATCTACGTGCCGTTTGCTGGAAGCCAAGACCAGAGAGAGTCTGGCTCTGAAGACCAGAAAGACCAGTCATGAGTGAACTAGAAGAGAACTTACCCTGTCCACCACCAATCTGAGCGGAGATGTTAACAGTCTGGCCCCTAGCAATAGCAGCCTCTCTCAGCATCTTTCTTCTCTCACGGAGATCCTGCATCTTCTGCAATCTAAGTTGTTCTTGAGCAGCCTTCTGCTGCATCTCCATAGCCTTTTCCTGAGCCTTCATTGCCTTCATGCTACCAACAGCACCGACAATCCCACCAACAACACCACCCATTTTATAATTCCTTCCAGTATGCAATCTCTTGTTCAGAGTAACCCATTTTATTTAAAACCTTACCCAGTTTCTCTGGGCTTAATCCTTTAAAAGAACTTATTGAAAGTGTCTTAGCACCCCTGTACTTACCCCAAGCTTCGAAGGATCTCAGCATCTCTAGTCCATACTTTCTATGTTCTTCTGAGACATAGATCGAGAGGCAATACGCTATCTTCTTTGAATGGAAGTACTGATCTGTTAGAAGTCCTAAGACATACCCAGTAATCTTACCGTCTATTAACAGTACTATTCCAGTATAGTCTTCATTAAGTAAGGCACTATCGAAGAGATCTTTAATCTTGTCTTCTTCGAACTCCTCATTAGGGAGAGCTTTACTTACAGCTTCTTTTATAAGGGGTACTAATTCTTCATAATCTTCAGGTTTACAATACCTAATAACTGGTATTACTTGCATCGACAGTTTCCCAACCGATAAGGTTCAGGTCTTTACCTGTCTCGCTTTCGAAGCGCATACGCAAGACTCTACCCTTACCTCTTATCTTTGTTCTAGCTACAATTGTATCATAAGGATAAGTAAAAGTCAAATCGTTTATATCTACGGTTGGGTAATTCACCATACGGTATAACTGGCTTGGAGTACTCCAGCGAGAGCTATCAATAGAGAGATCCCACTTAACAGTAAGGAGACAGCTAGAGGGATAGTCTGCTACATACCCTTCACCAGCAGGAATAAAGTTCTCCTCTGTACGCCGCATATAACTTACGATGTACGGGACATTCTTCTTGAGCATAGCCGAACCGGAGAAGTCGTAGGCTGTCTCAGCGTAAGAGGAGTAATTAGCAGAACCCCAGTCAAGGAAATCCCTATCAGTAAAGTTAGCAACAGTTAGATATCCATTAGCCGTCCTTACGAAAAACTTCGTATCAGAGTTAACAGTACTCGTAGATGAGATTGACTCGACAACGGTATTAGAACTAGCATCGATTACCTGATCTGCACCAACAAGAATATTATAGGCTACTTCACTAGAGCCAAGGCCAGACAGGTAGAAACCATTATAGAGGTATGGGCTAGTCCCTGTCGTATTAGAGATCTCCCAAGGGAAGAAAGCCTGAAGGTTAAGATCATAGATAAGGATCTTAGTTTTCTTGTTAGCAATTGTCTCTGTCTCACTAGAGTACATCCAGATGATACGCTTACCCAGTCTATCGAAGACAGCAGTAGCATCCTTCTTATTGTCAGAAGAAATCGCATCGTAGTAAGAACGGATGTTATCCGACATACTCGTAACGTAGGGAGTAGATTCTTTAATGGATACGGTGTAAATACCAGAGGTATCCCAGTAGACAGGAGAGTCTGCAACATTGATCAAGGTTCTCTTGCTAGAGATACCGAAGCTAGAGATCTTACTAACGTAGTACTCCGTAGCCTTAAAGACCTGATCGACACCACCGACAACCCATACACCGTTAGCAGCGAGGACATACAGGATAGAACCTGTCGTGAAGAGAGCTTGGATACTGGAAGCCTCAGGGATAATAATGTATCCACCATCAGAGTCTACCAGACCGGGAGTATCTTCAGAGGTAGGATCTTCCTTCTGGTAGCAGATACCAAAGTCCTTCTCACTCTCAAGGGTCTTTGAGTAAAATATCTTACCACCGTTCTTACTCGAATCAAGACCAGCATACCAGACTCGACCAGCATACGGTGCAACAGAGTTGAACCTAGCAGTCTCAACAATCGTTGTAAGATTGTTAATGCTAGAAGCAGAGGATCTATTCTGATTAAAGAAGTCCAGAATGAAGTGACCATTCGGAGCAAGGGTATTACCGTACTCAATCTTTAAGTACTGGTCGATATCCTGATCATTACTCGTATTCTTACCAGCCCACCAAGACTTGTTTCTAGGAGGGAAGTCTGCCCTTGTATTGTCCCAATAGTCAAAGGCATTACCAGACCTACCATTATTATCTGAGTACCATCCCTGATTAAAGAGATCGTAGAGATAATTATTCGTAATTGCAGTCGGGGGAGTCTCAGGTGCTACATCTTTAATAGCTAGACCAGATGCTGCTGTATTAGTAAAGTTAGCACCAGCAAGTGTATAGGTCATAGTCGTGCTAGTCGGAGCACCAACAAGAGTAAACGTACCGTTAAACTGGAAGATACTAGAATCAATCTCTACAGTATCACCAGCATTATAATAGTGTGGTGTATTAACTGTAACAGTAACAAGGTTACTCGTTCTAGAGATAAACGTAATATTCGAGGACATCCCAAGATATTCAAGATCTCTAATCTGGATCTTGATCTTACTTACTGTAATGTTGTCCTCGTTAGGAATGTACTCTACACGGATAGGATCGATAGCCGGGGATACAATGATTAGATACCCAGTAACAGAAGCCGTATTAATATAAGAGCTAGAGACAGAGTAGCTGTTATTAGCAGAGTAATTATTCAGATCAATGCTGAAAGACTTCTGACCAGCAGAGATAGTGTCAAGAGACTTATCGTAGAAGTAGACCATGTTGTTATGCTGAACAACAAGGAACTCAGTACCACCGATACCCGACACGTTTGTCCAAGTCTCATTGTGGACAAGATCACCAGCGGCTACAGCAAAGGTACTGTTCTGATAGTTATCTTCGTAGGCAATGCCTCTTCTTCTACGTCTAGTCCCGTCAATAAGAAGATCAAAGTTTAGTTCGTCTGAAGAAGTATTCTCAGGATAGGTCATCACAGAGGCTTCAGTATAAAGCCCCTTAATAAAAGTATTTACAGTTTTTTGACTATACTGCTGTGGTGCCACTCTTCTTTTCCTTTAGTTTCGGAGGAGGAGCCTTTTCCTCACCGAACATCCTATCCCACTTAGCTTCCCTACTTTCAGGTGTATGAACCAACCAGTAAGTCAAATCAGCTAGGGCTGTCTTTCTATTTGTGTAATAACCAGAGAGATGCTCAGGCATACTGCCACTCTCGGACTTAATCTTAAACATACTATAGCCATCGGTAGGCTTATAAATAGTAAACATAGACTTTCTTTTAGAGGTAGTTACATTAAGAATTGTACCCTCTTTATTCTCTTCAGTTACGATAAGGTCAGTATCGTTTTCTACCATAGTCATTGAGCACCCTTTGTTCTCCAGTCTTCCAGCGATTGTTCTTCTGGAAGTATCTGTGTTTTCTAGCAAACTGTTCTGTTTTGATGTCAGGGCCACCCTTAAACAAGGATTCAGCCCTAACCTTTACTTCAGCAAGGTAATAGGGAAAGATCGTATCATCCATGTCTGGGACAGCAGCGTCAGTCAGAGTGAATGTCGGAATCTTAATCCCTAGTACCATTGTCTTACTTGTCTGTAGCGTAGTATCTACAGAGCTTTTATAACTATCGAAGCAGAGATACCTGTCATCAAACGATGTATAATAGTCAGGCATCTTACTGTTATCGATAGGGAGAGATATTCCTGATGTCGGATCTGTAACGATGATTATCTCGGATGAAGAGGTATCCCTCTTGACAATTCTCTGAATAAATTCATCCGGTAAAAGATAATCGATAAGCTTGTAGTCAAGTTGCCCAGCCGTCTCAGATACATTATATCTCAACTCCTTAATCTCAGTGATGCTATCAGCATCCATGAAGTTGGGACGAGCAGAGTTAGATAGACCAGTTACTGTCATCAACTCTGTATGTTCAGGAAGATCAACAGTAGTAATTACATCATAGTATACACTCCTACAGACATTAGCTATTTGGGTTGCTTCTACTGTATCGGAAATGCTGTTAACCTCATCGGAGTCTAAATCATTCAGGACATCCTGAACAATCTCCAAGAGTGTCATTTTAATTGTTGCCATCTATTCGTACCTCATAGGTTTTATCTAGCCTTATGTACGCGGGCTGAGATTAGACCAATATTAATGATATTGGCAGTACCTGAATTAGCATCAAGATAAATTCTAGCACCATGAGACACCATATTAGATGTAACTGGGAATAGAGAAGACTCTGTAATAACCTGACCAGCACCCTTAATCAAGGATACCGTAGTTTCCCCAAGGAGTGTGCTATAAGTAGTACCGTCAGAAGAACCATAAAGAATAATGTCAAGAGAAGCTGGAGACCCAGAAACAGAATAGATCTGAAAAGTCATTGTAATAGAATGGAGATCTCCCGCAGCAACAAACTGGAGAGTTTCAGTACTTAGGTTCATGAGACTGGAAGTCGTACCCGTAAGGGTAATCGGAATCTGAGATACAGTATCATCTGTCGTAAAGGGAAGGAGTACAGGTGAAGTGCTAACTGCTAGGGCTGTAGTCCCTACGTATGTCGTATTAGTATATTTACCCCAGCCTGTACCGGGGAATCTGTTAGCGTTAGTCCATGTACCAGAGCCACTACCATTAGCTAGATAAAGCTGGTTAGCTGAAGCCGTAGAGATACCCTTAGGCTCATGGAGGTTAGGATCTGTCAGACTTGAATGTTGTACGTTAGCCATCTATAGTTCACCCCGGAGGACCATTAGTATTATTATATCGATTCTTTCGAAGATGTCAAGGGGGAACCCTAAGGCTCCCCCAAGAGTAGCATTAGAGTTCGATGTACTCGATCACGAGTCTACCACGGCCAGACGATACAGTACCGCCAGTCGAAGTGTAAACGTAACCATTAGCAGCACCGATACCAACAGTACCGCCAGCCAGAGCACCATCGCACTTAACGACAGCAGTTGCGACAAGCGTAGCCTGTGCCACAGCAGCATCGATACCGTCAGCATCAATAACCGTGCCATCCTTCTGGGCCAGACCAATAGTCAGGGTACCCGAAGAACCACCCATCGCAGTAATCACAATGAGTGTAGCAGACTTAATGTACGCACCAGCGGGAATGAAAGCTTCATGCCCATCAGCCGCAGCCGTAATTGCAGTAGCAAAGTCAAAGTCCACAATAAGGTTCTTTACAGCACCCAATGTAGACAGACCAGCGCCTGTCTGACCCGCTTCCGGGTTCTTAAAACGGACTTCAAGTCCGTCAGAGTTGTTCCAATCAGCCATATTAATATCCTCCTATTAAACCGAGGCGTTCGAAAGAACGGTAACAAGGTTCTCCGGACGATAGAGCTTGACACCATAACGAGCGGTAGTAACAAACTCTGTACGCTGGAAGTCCTTATTGTATTCAGTATCGACCTCAGGCATCTGTCTCCAAGCACCAATGAACGGAACAACCGAAGCATCAGCAGAGAAGAACAGGTTAGCCTTGAAGCCAGCGCAGCTAACAGTCTCAAGCGTTTCCGAAGAGATTGTAGCCAGACGCTGCGAGGTATAGACATCGAAGCCGTAGACGTTACGGACGAAGCGCATACCAGTCGCGATACCCGAAGAGACAATACCCTCGAACATCGGGTTGTTATTAATGCCGACAAGCTGAGTAGCCGTCTCAATGGTGTAAGCCACAGAGGGGTCCACAATAGCGACACGGTTATTAGCCGAGACATTCGCAAGGTTCAGCGAGAGGTTAGCACGGGCGAAGTCAGCCACGTTAATGACGTTGCTAGAACCAGTAGCGACATAACGATGCTTACCACCGTTAATCGTATTGGTATTAGCAGCCGTCTGCTGAGACTGAAGACCAAGGATAGCCTCCTCGACATGCTCCATGATAGCCCGCTCTTGCTCGGGCACAAAGCGCGAGACAAGCTCGTTCATGTAGAACATATCCTGTTCAGCCTTCTTCGTCACGTATGTACCCGAAGAGAGGTACTCAGTGATCTGGAAGGTGAACTGACCAGTGTCGAGAGGACGGTACTTAACCGCTTCGTCTTCAGCGTAGTCATCAACGTACGCCTGACCAATCGACGGGATCTTAAACGTATCGCCGTCAGGGAACTCCTGAAGCCAGCGAACGTAGGTCTGAGCCATAAGCTCATCACGCAGAATCTCCTTAAGCTCACGCGACCAAACTTCAGCGCGAGTAAGGAGAGAAACATTACCAGTTGTCATACCCGACATATCTGATTCTCCTTTATATTATGTTAAGAGTTGTAGAAACGATCCCCTAGTCTTTCACGATCCTGAAGCATAGTGTTCTGGATCTTAGGGGAATAGTACAAACTCCGGTTCTCCTTACGCATCTTCTGATAGTATTCGAAGGTACGGTCCTGAGAATAAGAGTTGAAGTTCTCACTACGAATTGTTGACTGGGTAGTAACACCAGTGGAAGTACTAGTCTTCTCACCCATCTTCTTAACTCCAATCAACTGAAAGAATGCTGTAGGGGATTCGGCTGCAATTTCCTTAAGCCTGTCAAGAGACATATTAAGCTCCAGACTCTTAGCCTTTAGGACATCCGCAGTCTTATCACCGTACTGCTTCTGCATCTCTTCTCCAACTACGGAGATATTCTGAGAGGCAGTCTTACTCTTTTCCTTCGCAGTAATCACTTTTTCTACAAGGGCTTCAAAGTCACTCGCGCTCTGAGTGGTGTTCTCAGTATTAGAGGAACTGGTTGTTACCGGAGGAGGCTGTTCTGCACCAGTCTCAGAACCCTTGCTCATCTGTTCAAGGAGGTTCTTAGCATAGTCCTGCTTTGCAAGTTCTGCCCGAAGTTCGTCAAGCGTCTTAGTGATTTCACCAATGTGCCTATCGGCTTCAAGCTTCCCCTTAGCAAGGGCTTCGATATCCTTAAACTTCTTGCCATCTCCTACCAAATGATCTACAAAAGACTCTTTTGTCTGGGTCTGCTGCGTCTCATTTGTCGTACCTTCCGTGGTCGCGGAACTAAAAATGTCGCTCATTTGTTATTTTACCTCTTGGTCTAGGTGTAAGATATTAATAATTTCTGTTAAAGCCCTGTTGTAACCATTGCGGTCTGCTTGCTTATAAGCCCAACTAGGACTATCGTAATCATTAGCGATTACAATCTCTTTAATCTTGCTGTTGACAATCTGCTCAAGCTTATCTAGGACATTCTTAGCAGACTTGACTTCCTTCTTAAAACCTTCCTGTTCGTCTTTAGGAAGGTCCATAAACCAGATAGTCTTCATTAAATTCCTTCATCCATAGCGATTGCATTCTCTTCGTCAGCGATAAGCTGGACTTCCTGTGCAACCTTCTGTGTTTCATAATTCTCATAGATAGAGATGTTAGAAGCAAAGAGACTCTTTTCACCAAGCTCCTCAGCCATGATCCTAGCGAACTCCTTGCCGCTAAGGTGGGCAGCAACAGACGGATCAGAAGCCTTAAGTTGCCAAAGCTGGGAAAGGTTCTGCACTCTCTGCGCTCTCTCAGCAAAGTGCCTAGCACCCATCGGAATGATCTTACCATTTGCTGTGATATCTTCCTTCGTAATTGTCTGGAAGATCGAGACAGAAAGTTCATCATCCATAACACGGATAACATCAGAGGCATCCATGTTTCTTCTGCTTGCCTCAAGCATAGCATTCAGGATAGGCTCTACGAAGATACGCTCAAAGTGCTGTGTCTTGTTCTGGAAGATACGCGAGGCTGCATTCTGGAGAGAACTAATTTCGAATGCTGTCTTCTCACCCGGAGTTCTGATACCCATAGCTTCTCTCGGCGCACCAGCAAGTTGCTCCATCTTGTTCTCAAGATTAGCAATCTGGTTATCAGCATTCAATGCAGTCGGATCAGGGGCAAGGTAACCAACATCACCTTCATCTCCGAGATAGATTCTTGTTCCCGGCTGGAAGTCAAAGTCTTCAACGTCACCCTTAATCTTCAGGACAGGGAAAGCAATCTGATCGAAGACATCCGCACGAAGGTTCTCAAGGTGATCCATTCTGTACTGGAGACCGACAAGGTTGTCTAGCGGTCCCATAGCATACAAGTTATCAGGACGCTCTCTCCAGCCAACGTGGAAGATGGGAGACCTACCCAGCCAAGAAGGATTAGGCTTATCAGAGAGAACATATGATCTATCGACAACCTTAATGATTCTATTCTTAAGGAGGGTATCCGTAAGCTTATCGTAGATATCCCCGTAGAATGTCAAGATCTCAACATAGTCGGAGTTGTAATACTCTCGGATAGAACCAAAACCATCTACGACAAAGCCATCGTTCTTATGGAGATCCGAATCGGAGTAACCCTGAATGGCATTCCTTGTGCCAATCATCCTATCGAAGACCTTCTTCATGTAGTCTTTATTGGGGTCTTCCTCAATCATCTTTCTAGCTTCACCCATAGAAAGAAGAGAGCGAATGATCTTTGGTGTAGCCTTGAAATCAGAGGCAACAGGGTTGAAGACTAGATCATACGGCGAGATTCTGATTACTCTCGGACCAATGTACCCCGGAATAATCTCATTGTTCTCAAGCTCTGTATAGTTAGCTTCCCAGTCTACTGTAGCAAAACAATTACCGTAGTCGATGTAATCAAGGACCAGCTTGGACATGACTACTTCAAAGTCAGACTGCTGGACCTTATTCTCCATATAGGCTTGGATTGTCTCACGCTTGATCTTAGCATTACTCGTCTTATCCGAAGCCATCCACTTCATCCACTTATTCTGTGGGAACAAAGTAGCCATATAATTAGCGTGGAGGTTATCTCTAATCTGTGTCAGCTTAGGAACTGTCGTACTATTCTTCCAAGGAAGAGAACTATTGCTAGTCGATCTTGTATCCGTAGCAAAGAGATAGTTACGAAGTTCCTTCCACTCCTCAAGCTTACCAGTACGCTGCTGATTCCAAAGACGCCACTTATCAGAGATCTCCGTAGCGATGCTGTCGGGGCTGATAATCAGCTTCATATCGAGAGTTGTACCAACCATTAGTGAGAAACCCCGCCAAATCTTTCAGAATAAATTATGTTATTATTCGATGATCTCTTGTGCATATTAGAAGACGGCCTAACAGCAATCTCAATACAGGAAGCAAGAGCATCTTTAATGTCATCGTGAGGTGGATTGTTGCTAATCAACTCCTCTTCTAGAAGCTGACAGTTACCACCCTTATAATGGTATATACTCAGGTTATCGTACCTTGGCTCAAGGACAGCAGCCATTCGCTCTTCCTTAGAACCAGAGTGCCTCGTAGGTTTATGCTCTTCGATCTTAAGCATAAGTCCATGAGGACGGATATAACTATCCTTTAACTCTTGGACAATCGCAGCCTGAGCCGCTGTTACTTCTGCCCGAAGCTTCTTGAAATCCCACCGATTAAGGAGTTCAAGAATGTGACTAAAGTACTCAGAAATCTTATCCGTTCTGAATCGGTCGATATCCAGAACATAAACATTATTCTCAAAGTCTACGCCAATAACGACAATTGCGGTATAGTCTGCCCTTCGTCTTAGGCTGTACGCAAAGTCTACTGCCGCAAAAACATTTAACTTACGATCCCTATAATACCATGAACCATGTGTGTTTGTCAAGTGTTCTTTTTGGAAGTACTGGAATTTATCGTAATCAATCGGTCGGTTATCAGGATCGTTAGGGTCGTTATAATACTGGGATCTGAACTGGGTCTTATCTAAGTACTGCGCCCTCTTCTTGGCTAGGATCTGGATATCAAAACCAAACGCCTTGCCATCGTGCCTTATCTGACGGGGCCAGAGGAACTCACCAGTACCATCACCAGCATTCTCGACAGCCCTTTCGAAAGTTTCATAGATAGGTTCTGCCCCTATGATTTCTGCGGAACTATTGTAGATGTCCTCCTCCATACTGAGGAGTTCTGAGTATAGATCCTTGGGGTGGTACCGGGTACCCACCACCCATTCTCTAGCATTAGCGCCCTCAATAGAAGACAGAAGAGAATACTGTGACTTAACTTTATCTCTACCTTCTTGGGTATACGCATTTTCGTAGACTACAACGTCATCAAGGACAGCAATATCGCAGTGCAAACCAGTAAGAGAAGTCGTTAGACCACCAGTAAAGATGCTGGGATCACGAACTGACTCAGCTTTTCTCTTAGGATGGTCAAGACTGATCTCAGTCATAGTCCACTTCTCTCTTTTACCCTCGTCATAGTGGACATAATCAGGCCAGTACCGCCTATGGATGTCCGAAGTAAAGATAGACTTAATAAAAGATAGCTGCTTCTGTGCTAGATTAGACGTAGCTGAGATATAAAGTACCCTCAGAGTAGGATCTCGGGTTAATTCCCAAGCCACACGGTAGGCAATCATAGCTGACTTACCATGATCTCTAGGAAGAAGAGTAAGCTGGTGTGTCTTAGCATCCTCACGGTTCCACCAACGGCAGAGTTCTTCGTGAACGGAGCCTAGCACACGCTGAGGAGCAACAAGTCTAATAAAAGTAATTAGATCCTGTTCAGCAGCCTCTCTAATGTCATCAAGGTTAGCCATGCTACTGTAGCTTCAAACCAATTCTCTCAGCGTCATCCTTGAAAGTCTTACTCGTCTCGACTTCCTTACGGAGTTCAGCGTTGATTTCTTCCTTACTGGGTCTACCGCGCTTACCTCCTTTATCTAAGTACTCGTTATCAGCGAGGTACTTCATAGCTTGGAAGGAAAGCTTCTCATCCTCAGTAGCAGCCTTAATAATAGAGCGCATAGCCCTAGCCTTTAGCTTAAGGTTAAGTTCCTTCCGCCACTGGTCTACATGCTTTCTGATAATGGGAGACTCTAGGACTCTCTCCCAGTGCTTAAACGAACCAAGGGTAGTCATAGCAAAGTCGTACTCGGTTACATCCTCCATCTGGATATAAACCTTCTTCATGCTTTTATAGACAGTACCGTCAGCACGATGATCGTCTTCTTTCAATGTCCAAGATGTCCCGAAGATTGGTCTTTCATCTGGGAGTGTAGTCTCGTAGAACAGTCCTTTGGTCTGGAATGCAGCCATACTATTTACATCTCTTTCTGAAATGATCCCACTCACCACCCTGACGAATACACTTTTGGTAAGCCTTTTCTTCTTCAGGGGTCATTCGTTTACTTATGTACTTCATAGCAAATGGGATAAAAGCAATTAATATTCTAGTTCCAAATTCAATCCAAAAGGCAGGACGCTGTGCAGCAAGATAACCCCCGGCAAACATACCGATGAGGACAAGACTTATTGCAACTATCTCCTGCCAAGACATTAAGCAGTCTTATTAGGGATAGCCCAAACAAGGATGGGAGTCAGAAGACCGACAACTGTAGCGACTGTCTCCTGACTAATCGTACCCAGATTGATACCAAAGAAGAAGTTAAGCAGGAAGATGCCCGACATAATCAGAGCAACAAGAGCCTTATCCATCGATGTAAACATTATAATCTCCTAAGTTAAACTTATGTAATTACGGATACTTGTTTCTAGGTAGTTCGAAGTGAGGACCGTCTTTAAAAGATTTCCAGTCGCCACCCCAAGTAATAGGAATATTTTCCAGCTTGGCTGCTTCCTTTACTAGGATAGCCAGTCTGGCATACAAAGGCCAGTCCCATTTAATCTTACCGTTTAGTGTAACAGCAAAGTCTACAGCCTTACTGTATCCATCCTTACCGGGGATATGTCTAGAGTTCAGAGTTGTTGTAGCACCAGCCTTAAGCAGCTTCTTCTGTTCTTCTAGAGTTCTAGGACCACAGGTAATGACAAATCCAAAAGACTTGTCCTTGATAAGACGGGCAGTACGACGAACTACCTTAATAAGATCCGGGTGGACTCTTTTAAGCTTTGCTTCAGACGAAGAGTTAATAACCATTCTTACGGTGTTCTCCAATGTATATGGGATGCTACCCACTGAAAAGCATACGGGATAGCCATACCAATAATAACGATAACACCACCGATATACGCAATCTTTTCTTTTATAGCTGTCTGGAATACCTGAAGTTCTTCTACTTCTTCTTTCAATTCAGCAATATCTTTAGCACACTGCTCAGACTGAGGCAGACTTTTAATACCATCTTTCATGTATTCTTGATTGGCTTCAATTCTAGCCAACCTCTCCGCTACCTCAATCTGCCACTGTTCCATGCTTTATTACCCAATCATCTTAATGTCGGGATTAGTACCAATCGTTGCAAGAAGAATCTGACGGCTAACATCATTTGTCTTTACCATTTCATTCCTGAAACTCTCGACGGCGGAACCTGTCTGGCGCTGCTGCTGTGAGTTCTCGATGAGGAGAACCGGGAGCCACGTTATGGCGCAGCCCCACTCGTCAACGTCCTTGCCAGTGTTCGGGTTCGTGCCGCGCACTTGGGTGAACCAGTTGCACTGGAGCCCCTTGCACTCACCCTTGATCAGCGGACAGAACGTGCCGGGTTTAAGCTGCATGGTCAGTTCTTCGACGCAATGATGAGGTCGACGTACTGGACGGCCATGTTGAGCGTGGTCGAGAAGGAGTGGTTGTGTGCCGTTCCGGTGAAGGAATGCGTGTGAGTTTCGCCGGAGCCTACTGAGCTTGTAAGCCCCGTGTCCGCGACAACCGTCGAGCCAGTCAGATCGTAATTGTAGTTTGTGCTATAGTTGGCGGTGTCTCGAACGTAGCTCGTATTGCTCAATGTCCCACTGCCAGTGCTGGCAACAACAAGATGCTGGTGGCCCGGAAGCTGGCCGACCGTGAGAGCAGTGCCGCCGATCGTGCCCGTAGCAGTAAAGTTGTCGACATTGCCGGAGACCGTGCGATTGGCGAAGGCAGTGCTGAAGGCGACAGAGCCGCCAGAACTTACGGCGCCGCTGACGACACGCAGGGCCTTATCGTTGTGAGTAGTGTCCTTCGTCCAACCTGTCGGTGCCGAAGTCTGCTGAAAGAGCATACGTGTGCCAGATGGTATAGTAGAACTCAGACTGTTTGTAACATAGGTTTGAGTAGCAAGTGTCTGCCCTTCAACAGCTAAGACACCAGCAGATACTCTAGAAATTGTTGTATCAGAGGCGTTACCAAGTTCAATATTCCCTGCCGTAACAAGACTACCAGATGAGTCCACGGATACTCTTAGAGTTCCACCAGTGCTAAAACCAATTGTATCAGCAGCAGGAAAATAGATACCCGTATTCGTATCACCTGTTACTGTAATAGAGGGTGCAGCAGCAGAACCAGCAGCATTAGAAACCTGACCAGTAAAGGTAGGCGAGGAAGAAATTTCACCTTCGACATAAGTCGCAATCTGAGCACCAGTAACCTTCTTACTGGTCCCACTCTCATTAACTTCAAACTGCTGTGTACCGGATACCGATGCAGCGGAAGTTAGATCTGAGATTTTTATGTTAGCCATAAGTTAGTAAATCCTCTTCCAAGCATCATTCATGAACCTGTAAATACTAATCGGTGTAACCCAGACACCTTCTTTATTAACAGAGGGAGATCCAATCTTCCAATTAGTTAGATACTTAACAAACAGTTCAGAGTTAAATGGTATATACGTATCAGTAGCAACGAGAGAACCAGTAGCGTTATTCTCACTTATGTTTTCTGTAATTCTGGTATCACCAGACTCGGTTACTCTGGTATCTCCTGCTTCTGTTAACCTTTCAAATGGTACAAGAATAGATTCGAATTTAGCATTAAGAATTGCCATATTAAATCTTTCTTAAGCCATAGCTAAATCTATATCGTTGATAGCAAACTGGAGAGTATCTCCATCGTTAATAGTCTTACTTGCTGTTAGCGCACCATGCCAGAGAAGATTATCAGAAGAATCAAGGATACCAATATGAGTGATTAAACCCCAGCTACCACCAGAAGCTGTAAATGAAACGGTATTCGTATTGCTCGTTGTACCACCGGGAGAACTAGCAGCAGCGAATGTTACAGACTGGCGAGAATAGTTAAAGCCTGAGACTTCAGTACCACCACCTGAATCAGACGGGGCAGCAGTATACAATGCTACATTCCAATCAGTCGGGCGAGTAACACTCTCCGTTGTCATCAACCAGTCAAGGATAAGTTTCTCAGAGTAATCTGATAGTGCAGCCATAATGTCTTATCCTATGAAGATACTTTAAACCAGACATCTCCGTCTTCACCACCAGAAGGAGAAGCTGTACTAATAGTAACTCGATTAAACAGAGCGAAGATATCTACACCGTTAACGTACAATCCATCAGCATTCATAATCGAATTACCATTCATGTCCAAGTCCGCATTCATGGCATTCGGAGTAGATCCATCGAGGGAGAGTGTATTCTCAAATCCATTCCTAAGATTATTAAAGTTATCATTAATGGTATCAGTTGCCTGATAGCCAGTACTAACTGTACTAATATTAGGTTTCTTAGCCATTACAACCAAACCCTCGCGCGATTGTTTACGACAGCCGGATCAAAGAGGCAGACGCCGTTCGGACCCTCATAACCACCGGGAACACCCGGACCGGGAATAGCCGTCCAGACCATGCCGGGGATAAGAGACAGGATATTTGTTCTCTCGAAAACAGAGAGGAGATTACCCTGTGCGTCATACTGCGGAAGGACTGTAGGCTTGCCCTCTGCATCCGGTGGTCCCATCATGAGGAGAGACACGATAGGATCAATAGCGAGGAGGTTAACGTGATGCCCTGCAACAGTAACATCCTCAGACTTAACGATTGGTCCGATCTCATCAATGATGACCCCTTCATGCGGGATCAACCTACCATCAGCATCAAGGGTAGCCAGCATTGAGCCATCAGGGAATGCTGTACTAGTCATGCCGTCGATGAAGAGTTGACGGGAGGAACACCATGCAAAGATTTCAATAGCCATTAGACAGTCCTCGCTTGCAGTTCGGTATTAGACAGACGGCGCGGGATGTAGGTGATCTGGCGAACCCATCCAGTGGTGAATGCGCCACTGTTTTGCGCAATGTTGACAAATGAACCTACAGAGTATCCGGCGACAACAGTACCAGTGGTAACACTTGTACCATTAGCCACGACTGCACGACCAGTTGCATCATATGCGCTTGCAAACTTTGAAACAGGCCCGGTTACATCCTCAGATGTCCCAACAATAGTTACGCCATCATATGACGCTGCCGCACTTGCTCCAGATCCGATATAAGCAATTCGCTTATTCTGATCATTGTTAAGGCCAAGGATGTATACTGTTGTTGGCACTGCACCAGATACTTGCGTCTGGAAATTTACGACCCATGAACCAGCGGTTTCGCTGTATGGAAACTGGCTGGTACTTACGCTGACAACATCAGCAGCGCGGGTTACAGTAGCAGCCCCGGTCGGGATGTAGCTGGTGGCGAAGGAGGCGTTCTCTTCCGCCATGCCTCCATATACAAGTACGGATACACCAGACGCACCAGTGACGCGCGTAAGGAAAACTGGGTTCGCCGTGACCGATGGAGCAGCACCAGCAGTGAACGTGGTAATAGCGCGATACCAACCGTTGCCGACATTATGCACAGATGAAACGGTGTTGCTATCGCTACTTACAGTTACGCCAGTGCTTCTAACTGCGAAAATTGCCGTCCAAGACAAATCCCAGTTTACTGTGCTGTTATACTCAAGCGAAACGTCCACATCGTAACCATCGTATTTAAAGTATCGACTAATCACATACTTTCGCCCGCCAACCGTCGTCATATTGGTTGCAGTGGGAAAATACCTCGGAGTTGTTGCATCCGTTTTTGACACACGAACAGCACTCATGGTGCCATCGGGCGAAATTGCAGCGTTAGCCGTAGACGAAAGCCCCGTACCCATAGTAGGTGCGTTGCTGGCAAGAGCTAAATTTGTCCTCTGCTCCTCAACGAGAAGCCCCTTTGCAGCCAAAGTTGCGCCATCAAAATCCAGTCTCGGCCCGTAATACGCAGCGGCAGTCGGTGCGGCTCCGTAGTTAGGCACGTAAGGGTCAATGCTGGCGCTGTCGGAAAGCTGTGCGCCCCAGAGGTAGATGCCAGAGATGCCATCTCCTGTGTAAGATGTTACGCTTGGAGCGTTGCAGAAATTAAGCTGCCAATATCCAGTTCCAGAAGCTGTTGCCACCGCAGTCGCAGAAATGCGATACCAGCCGTCCGCAAGCGCAACAATTGTCGCCGTACCAGTTCCACTTCTGTTGGTCACTGTGCCGCCGCCTGCCAATGAATATTCGGCAGTGTAAACAACACTGGTTGCCTGATTTACAAGCTGAACAATTGAACGGCCAGCGGGCTTTACATATGCTGTCCAAGTGTAAGGTGTCGTGTTAATTGCATTAGCAAAAGTACGATAAATGTTATGACCGCTAGTACCAGTATCCTCCACAAGAAGAGATGCACTAAGCAACCCATTCGGAGAAGTTGTCGCATTTGCTACAGAGCCAGACCCAATCGCTTTAATGCCAGCGAGTGTCCAGCCTGTTCCGCTTCCGTAAGACTCAGTGAACCCCAGCAAGTTCTTCGGTGTAGTCGGATAATATGTTCCAAAGCCAGCAGGCTGGGCGGGGTTCTGTACCATGCCGCCAAGGTCTGAGCGGTAGAGGTGTGCGCCCCAGATGTAGATGCCTGAACCGTTTCCGAGATACGACTCATAGCCGCCAGCACTTGCCGTGATAACGCCCGTTTTATTAGGCGCAGAAACTGCACGTAAAAACGATACGGATGTGCCAATAGTGCATGTCACTGAGCAATAGTACCAACCGTCACCAACGCTGGAAATGGTCGGAGTACCTACAACTGCGTAGCCCGTTCCTGAAGCCCCGCTGGTCGCCAAGGCTCCAGTTGCAAGATTAAACACTGCAACCGCATAAAGGGTGCCGCTTGAAATATCCGATACACCAAGTGTCATATAGTCAAGTGTGTTCTTCTTGGCGAAGATACGAACAACTACATCTCTTCCAGACAAGGCATATGAAGTTATGTCTTGAGCGGCGTAATGAATGTTGTTCACTGCGGTATCAAGGAGACTGTCTGCGGTATTCGTACCGTTGGGTGCGGTTGTAGCATTGGCCGTAACGGTCGTTGCCACCTTTGACCAATTGCTGCTCTCAAACTGCTCACTCGCCAGCAGGAGGTTGTGGGGAGCCCACTTGATCTTGCCGTCGCTGTCCGTCACCGTTGCATTCGACGTTCTAGAGAACGTGATTAGGTCTGTAGCGATGCCTGTCTGTACTGTTGCCATTCTTATTAATACCTCAAGGAATAAGTGTTATCAGTAAAGTCTGTCGCAAAGACACTAGACTCAATTGTATTCGGTGTAAGACCAGTCAACTGTTCCGCTCCTGTAGCATTCTTAATCGTGTAGTCGTTAGTGAGGAAGTCAATGCTCATGCCAACCCAGTCATTATATAGGAGAAGTTCAGAAGAGGTTAGGAGACCAAACATATTCGTAGCACCCGTACTGGCATACAAACCAGTATAAGTCGTAAGACTGTTCTGGGTTACACCTCTTAGTGCACCACACGGATGGTATCTGCCAAGACCAGCACTATCGATGCAGACGTTAACTGATCCATCAGGTGCGTAAAGACCAGTAAAAGAAGTACCGGGAACAAGAGTAACTCGCATAGCCCCAGATGCAGCGTAAAGACCCCTGCTTACTGAGGTATCGTTTACGACTACATTAATAGCACCTGATATAGCATAGAGGGGCATCGGCTACCTTTTAGTGGAGACACAAAAGAAAGATTAAGAATGGTTATACTATTGGTTTAACTTATGGTAGAAGAAACCTTTAGAGATAACCTATAAGTATTTTATTACCAAAAGCTAGGACTAGTCTAACTAAAGCTTAATCCCCCGGTTTAACATATGGTTATTATAACATATGCTGTATCGGGAGTCAATACATTATTGGTATTCCCCCGCCTCCAGTCAATAATAAATATAAATAAAAGACTAGTGTGATATTAATACCACAGTGTACATCCCTTACTTAGGGGTAGACCCGATTGCTGGGAATTTCTTCTAGAAAATTTCATGGTGTGATTAAGGGGGATAGGAGGTAGTCAAACCCCCGCCCACCCGTTTAACCCTATGCTAGGACTTTATTCCCAAGGGGAAGCCCTAGGAATATATTCACATGGTAGGACACTAGGAATTTATCCCTACGGATTTCCTAGGACTACATACCTAGCATGTGACTAATAGCAGTTAGGAATCATTGTGTTGTCAAGATAATTGTTTTGAGGAATATCAATGGGTTAGACCGAAAGGGGATAGGAATAAATCTACTCCATACTCCTGGGCAATCTGTCAGAAATGTATAGGAATAAACATATTCCCAGTGTAGGATCGATAGGTCAAATAATACACTACCAATTCAGTAGAGATCTAACCCTTTGATATCACAGGGAAAGAGCTATGCATTCCAGGCATACGGCTATGCACTGTTAGCACCCTTGACAGGATTCTTGTACCACCTATGGTGATGGCTCTACCTGCTGATTCACATTGTAAATGACTTAACAACCCCAAACGGGACGGGCGCGAGCTATGCCTATACCGTAACGGTCTGACACACCTAGGGGTTGTCTAAGCTGGTCCCTCAGTTTTCCGTTTTCCCATGTGGGAAACTGGGGGACTAGCTCATTAGTCCAATCAACTGGAAAGTAAAAATTATGTCTATCAACTATATCAAAGCAGCTAATGAAATCGCCAAACTCTACGTTGCTCAAGGTAATGGCCTGATCCAACTCTCAGACAAGCTGTTGCATGCTCTTAGGGAAGCTGAGAGCAACGGCACAGATGTAAACATGGTTTGGGCAAGCATCGCCCGCACGAATAACTGGAGTGACCGTGACGCTGGCCTTGACGGAAACCCGATGCCAAAGACACTGGCAAACTATCGGTCCCTCTCACGGAAGGCCATTCAGCTTGCCGTAGGCCATAACTACTCGGACCACGCAGCATGGAAGAAAGCGATTGCCCATGCGAACAAGTTGTCTAAGTCTCAGGAAGCGGAGGAAACGCCACGTATCCCCTCAGTTGACCTAAACGAAATGGAAATGCCCTCTTACGTCGAGCACATCATTAAAAAGCGTTTGTCTATGACAGAAAAGAATATCAAAACCTTTGATAGTGTTATCATCAAAGCAATCGAAAAGTTTATGGAAGTTGCCTAACTCACGTAGTAAGTAGAAACACCAAGGGGTCATCCGAAAGGATGGCCTCTTTTTTCGTGCCTAATTCTAGAATATAATCCTACTCGTTTTCCCATGTGGGAAATCAGTTCTTCTTTTTTTTTAATTGTCTAGAAGGTAGCTAAGGTAAAGAGGTGTCCAAATGGAAATGTTTCTAACGGCTGGTATGTATGTCTTGATGGTGGCAATCGTAACGCTGCTTTATCTAGAAGGTAGGAAAGGAATCTAACATGCAAACGCTAGAGCTTAGGCTTACTCATGTATACGCTGATACGTGGAGGAATGAGGACGAGTGGAAAGCTATTGGTGAGTACGAGATACTGTCTACCCAGAAATGGAGAGAGATCACGGATGATGATGACTTCGATGCAACGGAACCTCTTAAGCATATCTATGAGGTAGTCGTTATCCCAAATGGGGCAGGACGTTGTGCTGATATTGATCAGGCTTTAATAGATAAGTTCTCTCATTCGGGTTGTCATCATGAGTATGATTGCTGTGGGTGTAGGTCTTTCTCAGCACAGAAGCCTGAGTACTTGTACACACAAGAAGGTAGGTGGCACTATCGCGTTACTGTCAACTCTTATAGGAACTACTAACATGGCAAAGTATCCGGGTTATTTCTCAGATGAGGATGGTGAGTTTGTACAACTACCATATAAGTGGGAGATATGTTCTCAATGTCAGGGTAATGGTAGGTCTTCTGCTTACCTTGGTTCTTTCACTTGGGATGAACTCAACGAACAAGGCGATGAGTTTATAGAAGACTATTTTGCTGGTGATTATGACAGGGTGTGTGAGTGCTGCGAAGGTAGTGGTAAGATAGTAGTACCGGATCATAAAAAAATGACGGAGGAACAGGAGAAGAAGTATCTAGAATATATGCAAGCTGAGATAGAATATGAATCAGAACGTAGAGCAGAGATGCGCTACTTCTATGGTCCTAATCGCTAACATATTGAAACAGAAGGGTAATATCATGACTAGGAATAAGTACGTCTACGTAATCATGGCTCACAACACTCAACATAAGTCTACTTACATCTCACGTATCTGTTCTAACAAGAAGAAGGCGGAGCATGAATCTCAGTACATCCAAGATATCATGAAGGGTGAGCCTATCGTTTACTGGACTAGCAGGGAGAGGGTATCGTAATGACTATGATTGTCTATTATAAGTCCAAGAAGGATCTAAAAGAACAGGTAGGTAAGCCTCTTAAATATGTAGAGACTAGCCTGTTTGGGCCTGAGTACAGGCAGGATGGTATGCTTACCGTTGCTAACCGTCCTCATATTACAGGCATGGGCAGGGAGTTCTTCGCCAATGTCTACATGGAAAATGGTATCATCAAGAAGGTGACATGATGCAGCTAGTAGCCATCAAGAACATGAATGATCCTTACGGACAGGGTTATGCTGACTGTAAGGAAGGTAAGCAGTTCTATCCTCACTACTGGGTATCATTCGAGAAGAATGTATCAGAGTTATGCCACGGTACAGCTATGTCTAACTATGATCGTGGTCAGTACACACTTGGTTGGGATGCAGCAATTATGGGAGATGGACTATGAGTGACTCGTTTATCCGGTACAGTAAGAGCAGGGGTGAGGCGACTTCCTATGTGGGAAGCGATGCCACTACACTCTATCGTGTCAACATGATCAAGGTTAGCATCAAGCTATGGATGAAGACTGGTATGATGCCAACTAGAGGGGTCACAATTAGTAAGTTACTCAAGATGGCAGAGCAATACACTGGTAGGAAGTATAAGAAGTCTGAGGCTGCTTATGCAGTAGAGGATCTGCACAACTGGGTTACGACTATGATATCAGCACTACCAATCGAGGAGGTTGATTAATGTATCACGTATATGGCTATGACTTGGATAGTGGTGAGACTTGTCTCTTGCACTCACTCTGGACTGAGAGGGAGGCTATTGACTGGGCTAAGAAGTATACCTTCCGTGATATGGGAGGATGGGATAAGATCTGTGTCCAGTATGAAACAGAAGTAGACGTTGATGTAACTGAGGAAGTCATTGTCTGGTCTATCTATGAAGAGCCAATGGGTTGGTCTGACAATGCAAAGGAGGAGTTCTAATGTACTACGTAATCAGGAAGGGTGAACAAGATCTCACCTATTATCATGCTAAGTTTCATGATCAAACACCAGCAAGAGCCTATGCTGAGAACCTCAAGGCATACCTTGGGCATAACTACGATGTGATTAAGGTAGAGACTGTCTGGACTACGCAAACATTAGATGAAGCCATGAGAGGAAAGTAACATGCCTGTCCTATTAAGTAAAGCTAGTAAGATGCCGGGTAAATCTTGGTCTCTCCAAGCAGGGGATACTTGTCCCGGTTCAATCAATCCCATTACCAAAGAAGTCATTGAGGTATGCGCTGATTGCTATGCCAAGACAGGCTTCTACCGTATGGAGAATGTCAAGGCACCGCGCTTGCATAACAGGAAGGATTGGAAGCGTACTGATTGGGCTGATGATATGGTAGCAGCACTCGACAACGAGCGTTGGTTTCGCTGGTTCGATAGCGGTGATGTATATACCGCTGCACTAGCACAGAAGATCCATGAAGTAGCAAGGCGTACACCGTGGTGCAACCACTGGATTCCTAGTAAGTCTTATAACATACCCAAGATTAGGTATTGGTTGGATAGGTTGAAGGAACTACCGAATGTATCCGTTCGGTTCTCCTCACCTAGTACTAACGGTGTGTATACCAGTGAGCATGGCTCTGTCGTAGTACAATCGGTTACAGATACAATCTCTAATGGAAAGATGTGCGATGCTTATACTCGCGGTGGTAAGTGTGGTCCTTGCCGTGCATGTTGGGATAGTTCTATTAATCTTATAGTGTATCCGTTGCATACACCTAAGAAGAAGATTAATCTCACGGTGAATCGTGTCAAGAAGGTGGCATAAGTATGGCTAAGGTAAACCACAGTCAAGAAACTATTGATATAATCTGCACCCTTCGCAAGCAAGGGTTGTCATGTGAGAAGATCAGTAAGCATACTGGTCTGACGAAGAACGTAGTCCTTGCCCTCGTCTATAAACACTACCTTAAAATCGACAGGCACGTACGCTACAGCCGCAAGGATGACCATGATGGTAGGGATGTACCCTATACAGACAAACGCCCGTCAGTGCCCTTCGTTAAGGGTTTAAAGCATACTCGCTATTACGTAGTACATATCGCAGATAAGGAGATCGACAATGCTGTTCGTTAACCTGCCTAAGGAAGACTGGGATCTTGTCATTGAGGCTATCGACTACCGCCTGTACTGCATGGATCAGGAGAACCACTTCTTCCTTGAGGAACCGGGGTCACCCTATCATGAACTGATAGAAATCAGGGATTATATTTTATCCTTTACAACTCCGAAAGAATCGATAGAATAAGGTTACTTACCTACGGGGTGAACTATACCCATAGGTAAACCATATTGGTTTAACATGAGGAGTACAGTACCATGAAGGTAGCGATATTTATCCTAGCTATTCTAACTAATGAAGGGGAACTACAACTGCATAGCAAGGAACTATCAGAGTGTCCTGAGAAGGCAGCAATAACAGAGACACTAGACAAGAAGAAGGAAGCAGGTGAGTTCATAGAGTGGAATGCTATCTGTCTCCACCCACAGGTTGACGCTAAGGTAGAAGGTGAGTAAAATTATGAACATAAAGGTGGGTGATGAATGAAATTGTGAACACGAGGAAGCACGATGACTGATGAACAAGCTATCGAAGCAGTAAAGAAACGACGAAGGAAACTATTACTCTCTGTCTTAGAGGTATCCCTTGGGGATCTTGTACAGATGGATGGTATAGAGAAGGTAAAGAAATATCTAAATGAATTTGAACGTCAACTAACGGAGTACTAAACATGATGAAGAAGATTATTCTACTCAGTGCATCCTTGCTTGTACTCGCTGCATGTACTGGTGCTGATAGGCCCGCCTGTTGGAAGGCTAACACTAAGAGTGCTAACATTTGTAACTCATCGAATGGTGGTGGGTTCTCTATCAGTAAGCCCGACATCAAAGGTAAGATTGGTAAGCGTGATAAGAACAATGATGTAACTACTCCTGCTACACCTGATCAGGAAACAGATACTCCTGCCGCACCTGATACTGGTAACGAGGATACCCCTACGCCTGATACTAATGATAATACAAACGAGAATGATAATCCCTCTCCTTCTGAGGATAACAACACACCACCTGACACTACTGATAATACCTCGCCCCCTGAAGAAGATACCAATCCTGTAAGCCCTCCTACTCAGAGCAACAGCAATGATATCGAAGGCTTTGATCCGTCCGGTGGACTGTATGGTCCCGGTACATAATAAAGGAGTTAAGAGAATGAGACTCATGGTAGATCCTCCCGATGGATGGAGGTATGCATTCCCCAAGGTATGCCCTGAGGAACATAAGCATAGAATCCTTGACTGGATTGTAGAAGTAGGGTATCCCAAAGCAGAGGTAGAGAAGCTTGGTAAGCATTTCTATGTCAGGTGTTGGGAGATAGTTTAGTTTACCCTATCGGGAAAGAACAACATGAGATGCTACATTTGCAATAAGGATTGTCCCGATGGGGAAATTCAG